CCGTTGGAACGTCATTCGGGCGTAGAATGTAGAGAGCGCACCCACGCGGGTCACCTTGGACGTAGGGCGTTAAATCTGGATAGTTTGCCATGATTGTGGCAAGGCGCTTAAGCGCGCCTGTTTCTCTATCTGGAACACGTCGCCATGCCCTTGGATCATTTGCCGCAAGATAACGGCTGTTAGCGTTATAATAGTAAGGCGTTCCGTTTCTACGCTCAATGTGACCGTTACCGTCGCCGCACTCTAACTCATACCAACGTCGTAACGTCATAGAGATGCGACGTAAGGCGATTGCGTCGCCGTACTGAATACCCGTAGTTATAACTTGATTGATGCTATTCTTCATTGTCCACTCCCATGAACGATTGTCCGACATTGGCAATCCACTCATTATAATACTTTTTATGGTGACATTACAATAGGTACGTTTTCCCACGTTTTGAAACAGTGAAAAAAAAGTAGGTATTTATTCAGGCAAGTTTTGCGTTTTGTGAGATTATTGTGCCAATATTGGCAAAGTTTAGGCAAGGGTTTTTGAGTGCTCGCAAGGGCTTTGGGCTGTATTGTCATTTTATGCTAATAAGTTAAAAATTTGAATTTATATAGGTATACAGTCCTACTGTTCCGTCGAGCGCTACCAATTAAATTCCCGTGACAATATGACAATAACGCCAATGAATTGAAAAATGCAGAAATCCGCAAAAATAAGTTTTAGGGCCAATGACACGTCGACGCAATAAAAGCTGTTGTACCCCGCTTAGAATTGATTTAAACACCATGTCAAAAATCAGACGCATTTACGTTCCATAATATTCCACGTAAACAAATGTAAATTACCGAATTGGCACAATACCCGGAATGCAGGCATAAACCCAATCTGCAAGCATAAACCCATTTTGGGTCATGTCACCCGTTTGGCTGTGAATAGCACAAGCCGGGTTATTTAGCGCTTGCTGCTAGGCTTGACCCATTTTGGGTCTAATGCCCCATTTACCTGTGGATGACCCAGCCCAGGGCGCGTGCCGCTTGACAGCCTATACCTTACGTAAGGTCAAGGCAGGGGGGGGGAGGGCCGTGGCCGACCGGTCAAATCCTACGCAGGGTCTGCAAAAAATTTTTTATTGAAATCCAAATTTGACCCTGTTATAAAACCGCGCATGAAATCATTTCATTACGAGCCGAGAGAGATCAAAGCTACAGAGGCGCGGCTACGGTCGATCTACGACGCCGCGTATCTTGGCTTGAAGGGTGACTCGCTCGCACTGGCTGCGGGGCTGATGCCGGTGGAGTACCGGCAACTGTGCCAACTGGATCCGGTAGCCGAGTTGGCAGAAAAGCAAGGTCGCGCTGACAGCGAAATCACGGCTAGTCGGGCGCTGCACAACGCAGCCCAGCAGGGCGACGCCAGGGCCGCACTCGCCATCCTGCAACACCGGCATGAATGGTCGGCCAAGCAGGAGATATCAGTCGATATCTACCAGAAGATTTCCATCACCCAAGCGTTGCAAGATGCGACTAACCGTGTCATTGAACATATGCCAATGAAAGAACTAGATGGCCCAACTGCCGGTTTATAAATCGCAAGAAGAGCAGGTGCTGATGACGCGCCTGTGGTCGCCGCAGTTAGCGAACGATCCTGAAGCGTTCGTGTATTATGTTTTTCCTTGGGGCCAACCCAATACGCCCTTGGCCAAGTTCAAAGGGCCGCGCAAATGGCAACGCTTGGTGCTGCGCGAACTGTCGGATCACATTAAAAGGAACAACGGCAAGTTGGACATGGAGACGTTCAGACTGGCGGTCAGTTCAGGGCGCGGTATCGGCAAGTCGGCGCTTGTCAGTTGGCTGATCCTGTGGATGCTATCGACGCGCATTGGCTCGACCATCATCGTGAGCGCCAACTCGGAAGCGCAGTTGCGCTCTGTAACCTGGGGCGAGTTGACCAAGTGGGCGGCGATGATCATCAACGCGCACTGGTGGGAAATCAGCGCGACCAAGCTCATGCCCGCCAAGTGGATATGCGAACTGGTCGAACGGGATCTCAAGAAGGGTACACGTTACTGGGCGGCTGAGGGCAAGCTGTGGTCGGACGAGAACCCTGACAGTTATGCCGGTGTGCATAACATGGACGGCATGATGCTGATCTTCGACGAGGCAAGCGGTATACCTGACTCGATCTGGTCGGTCGGCGCGGGCTTCTTTACCGAGAACATCCTGGACAGGTACTGGCTGGCGTTCTCCAACCCGCGACGCAACACAGGCTACTTCTTCGAGACGTTTCACGCGAAACGTGACTTCTGGAAAACCAGACAGGTAGACGCACGCGACGTGGAAGATACCGACAAGGCAGTCTACGAGCAAATCATCGCCGAGTACGGCGAAGACTCAGCCCAAGCGCGTATTGAGGTCTATGGTGATTTCCCGTCCGCCGGCGAGGATCAGTTCATCGCGCCGAATATTATAACCGACGCGGTTAAGCGCGAACGGTATAAGGACATGACCGCGCCTATCATACTCGGCATCGACCCTGCACGCGGCGGGACGGACGCGACTGTACTGGTCGTGCGCCAAGGGCGCGACATCATCGCGATCAAGCGCTACCAAGGTGAAGACACGATGACCATCGTAGGGCGAGTGATCGACGCTATTGAGGAATACAAGCCGGTGCTGTCTATAATCGACGAGGGCGGGCTGGGCTACGGCATCCTTGACCGATTAACAGAACAGAGGTACAAGGTGCGGGGCGTTAATTTTGGCTGGAAGGCCAAGAACTCCGTTATGTGGGGTAATAAGCGCGCTGAAATGTGGGGCGCTATGAAGGACTGGCTGCGAACAGCGTCCATTCCTGATGATCGTCAGCTAAGGGCGGACTTGTTGGGGCCAACAAAAAAGCCAAATTCGTCTGGAACCATTTTCCTAGAAGGGAAAAAGGAAATGCGGGCAAGAGGTTTAGCATCCCCGGACGCCGCCGACGCACTGGCGGTTACTTTTGCTTTTCCAGTTGCACATCGCGAATATGCTGATAAACCTCGGAACAACTACCAATCATCAAACGGCGTCATCAATTCATGGATGGGCAGCTAACAGGAGAAGTACTATGGGTAACACCAAATCAATCGGCATTGCATACAGCGATCAGGACATCAGCGGCGCGGACACACTTTTGGCTAACAGCCAGTTTGGTTACACCGCCGCCGCGCAGGGTACGGTTACGCAAGCGACGAGCAAGTCAACCGGCGTCACGCTGAACAAGTCAGCAGGCCAGATCACAATGAACAACGCAGCGTTGCTAGGGGCTACCGCAGTGTCGTTCACGCTGACCAACAGCCTCATCTCTACAAACGATCTTCTTATATTAAACGTCGGGTCGGGCGCGACTGCTGTGGCGTACACGGTCTATACATCAAGCATTAGCGCAGGGTCTGCGGTTATCACGCTTCGCAACATGACAGCGGCTACGTCACTGTCTGAAGCCGTCGTCATTAACTTCGCTCTTATTCACTGTCAGTAACATGGCAAAGTCTGTCTCTCTATCGGTCGGGCGCGGCGAGAAGCTACCAGTTAGCAAGGGCGCCGGTCTGACTGCTAAGGGGCGGGCTTGCGAACTATGTGGTATTGATATTGCGGATAAACGCGCTGACGCAAGGTTTTGTTGCCGAAGTCACAAACGCCAAACTTCCGACGCGCAACGCAATTATGCTTTAGAATACAAAAAAAATGCCGTTCATAAAAGAACGTTAACTTTAAGTTATTACCACCGAGACGGCGACAAAAACCGTGCAAAAATGTTAAAACGTCAAAAATTAAACCCTGCGCTATATGCTGCAAATGCCGCAAAATACCGCGCGATTAAATTACAAAGAACGCCGGGTTGGTTGACTAAAGATGATTTTTTAATTATACGTAAATTTTACGAGCTTGCGACGCAACAAACTAAAATTTCTGGTTTTTCATGGCATGTCGATCATATAGTGCCGTTACAAGGCGCACGTGTTTCGGGGTTACACGTTCCATCTAATTTGCAAGTAATACCGGCAACGCAAAACATAGCTAAGCACAATCGTTTTGAGGTGGTGCAATGAAAAGCCCTATCAGCAAAACAACTAAAGGTGCGGGGCGGCATTATCTTAGTACCAAAGAAGGCGCCGGAATGACCGCCGCCGGTAGAAAAGCCTACAACGCAGCTACGGGGTCTAAACTTAAAGCCCCCGCGCCTAACCCTAAGTCTAAAGCGGAAGAAGGACGTAAGAAGTCGTTCTGCGCCAGGATGGGCGGGGTTGTTGCCAAGTCAAAAAATGCGGAACGGGCTAAGGCCAGTATGAAACGGTGGAAATGCTGATGAAAAACGGGTTATACGCTAATATTCATAAAAAACAGGCCAGAATAGCGGCGGGTTCAGGCGAAAAGATGCGTAAAGTAGGGGCTAAGGGCGCGCCTACAGCCAAGGCATTTGAAAACTCTGCCAAGACGAGGAAAAAGTGATGCCATTAAAAAAGTCACCTAGTCCAAAGGCTTTCAAAGCCAACATGAAGACGGAAATGAAGGCAGGCAAGCCCCAGAAACAGGCGCTTGCTATTGCGTATTCGGTTCAGCGCAAAGCACAGGGTAAGAAGAAATAATGGATTATTCAGGTGTAGCAGCGGCAGGACGTGTGGCAAGCGGTGGGGGCAAGAAGAACAGCCCCGGCGAAGTGCTTGACACTATGCGAAGCCGTCTGTCTATGGCCGTCTCGGCGTTCTCTGAAAGCCGCGAAGACGAACTGGATGATCTACGCTTCTTTGCCGGCTCGCCTGACAATCAGTGGCAGTGGCCTGCGGATGTCTTGGCGACACGCGGGTCTGTGCAGGGCCAGACGATCAACGCACGGCCATGCCTGACCATCAACAAGCTGCCGCAGCACGTCCGTCAGGTGACGAACGACCAGCGGCAGAACCGGCCCGCCGGTAAGGTCATCCCTGCGGATGACAACGCCGACATTGAAGTGGCAGAAGTTTTTGATGGTATGGTGCGCCATATCGAATATATGTCCGACGCAGATGTTGCCTACGACACGGCGTGCGAGAACCAGGTAACCTACGGCGAAGGTTACATCCGTCTTTTGACCGAATACGTCTCTGATGATTCGTTTGATCAAGACATCAAGATTGGCCGCATCCGCAACTCTTTCAGCGTCTACATGGATCCTACCATTCAAGACCCGTGCGGGTCTGATGCCGAGTGGTGCTTCATCACTGAAGATATGCTGCTTGAGGATTACACGCGCCAGTTTCCAGACGCTATGCCGGTGTCGTCTATCCAGACGCAAGGCGTAGGCGATGAAAACCTGTCCCAGTGGGTCAATGAGAACACCGTACGCATTGCCGAGTATTTCTATGCGTCTTATGAGCAGGCCAAGCTAAACCTGTATCCCGGCAACAACGCTGTGTTTGACGGAACACGCGAAGATAAAGCCGCCAAGGAGATGGGCCTCAAGCCAATCAAGTCCCGTACTGTCCAGCGCCGCAAGATCAAGTGGTGCAAGACAAACGGCTACGAGATGATTGAGGAAAACGACTGGGCAGGTGACTGGATTCCGGTTATCCGCGTCGTTGGTAACGAATTTGAGGTCGATGGGCGTATTTTTGTGTCAGGATTGGTACGAAACGCCAAAGATGCCCAGCGTATGTACAATTATTGGGTATCTCAAGAAACTGAAATGCTTGCACTGGCCCCAAAAGCCCCGTTTATCGGGTACGGCGGCCAGTTTGAAGGCTACGAGATGCAGTGGAAGACGGCCAATACGAATAATTGGCCGTATTTGGAAGTAAACCCCGACGTTACAGACGGTCAGGGCGGTGTTTTGCCACTTCCAATGCGTTCTATGCCTCCAATGGCTCAAACAGGGCTTATTCAGGCTAAAATGGGCGCTTCTGACGACATTAAAGCGACCACTGGGCAGTATGATTCAAGCCTCGGTCAAACGTCAAATGAGCGGTCTGGACGGGCTATTTTGGCCCGTGAGCGGCAGGGCGACGTTGGAACGTACCACTATGTGGATAATCTAGCCCGTGCTATCCGCTACACGACCCGTCAGATTGTTAATTTGATTCCTAAGATTTACGACACACAGCGCATCGCCCGCATCATCGGGCTTGATGGCGAAACGAGCATGGTCAAGATTGACCCGACGCAACAAGAGCCAATCAAGAAGATCGTCAACCAAGACAACATCGTGATCGACAAGATCTACAACCCCGGCGTCGGTAAGTACGATGTGTGCGTCACGACTGGCCCAAGCTACATGACAAAGCGTCAGGAAGCTCTTGATTCGATGTCTCAACTTCTGCAAGGCAACCCGCAACTGTGGGCTGTGGCAGGCGATCTGTTTATCAAGAACATGGATTGGCCCGGCGCGCAGGAAATGGCAAAGCGCTTTGCCAAAACGATTGATCCTAAGCTGTTGTCCAACGACGACAAGCCACCTGAGTTGCAGGCCGCTGAACAGCAGATTCAGGCAATGGGTCAAGAGATGGATCAGATGCACCAGATGTTGCAAAACGTCGGTAAATCGATGGAAGCGCAGGATTTGGCGGTCAAAGAATTTGAAGCCTCAATCAAGGCATATGACGCCGAAACCAAACGTATCTCGGCTGTTCAGGCGTCTATGTCACCTGAGCAAATTCAAGACATTGTTCTCGGCACTGTGCATGGCATGATTACAAGCGGCGATCTTGTCCATCAGATGCCTGGGCAGGAACTGCCGGGAGAAATGCAAAATGATATGCAAACACCGCCTGATATGGGTGCTGCACCACCACCTGACATGGGCACTATGCCGCCGCCTGATATGGGAGCAATACCGCAATGAAAGCCGCTGATTTTGTAGGTTTGCTGTTCTTGGCGCGGGATGTAACCCATTCCGTTCACTTGAACACACGCAGTTACGCCAAGCATAAAGCCTTGCAGAAGTTCTATGAGGGCATTGTAGGTTTGGCTGACACGTTTGCCGAGGCTTACCAAGGCCGGCATGGATTGATGGGCGGCATTACGCTTCAGACGGCCAAGAAGACGGCCAATGTCACTGAGTTTTTGCAAGACCAACTTGACGAGATTGAAACTGCGCGTAGCAAGGTCGTAGACAAAGACGACACAGCGTTGCAGAACATCATCGACGAAATTGTGGCTCTTTATCTGTCCACTCTCTACAAACTGAAATTTTTGGCGTAAGGAGCTAACATGGCAAACTATATGCAGCTTGCTGCTACTCAACAGGTTAAAGTCGGCGCAGGCAAACTTTATGGGATTTTTGTCTCTGCCACGTCTAGCGGTACTTTGGTGGTATATGATTCTGGCGCAAAAGACACTAACGATTCCAAAATATCCAACACGATTACGCTGACTGCGGGTACTTCATATTTGAACTTCCCAGCGGGGCTGTTTTTTAGTAAAGGACTTTATATCGTACTTGGCGGCACGTCCGCTCAATTTACGGTAGCCTACGAGTAACCGTATTGGTGCGGCTCACCAAGGATTCTACAAGGATCAAAAATGTCTGACGAAGATGTGTTAGCGGTAGTACCCGCGCCGGAGCAGGAAGCGACGACGGCCCCTGAACCTGAGCTACAACAGTCGGATGACGCGCCGGCCAAAGTCTTCACACAAGAAGAGTTGGACGCCATTGTCAGCAAGCGGCTTGCTAAAGCAGAACGGAAATGGGCAAAACAAGCGTCACCTGCGCCTGTAGTACCTGTTACACCGCCTTCTTTAGATCAATTTGGTACTGTTGACGAGTATGCTGAAGCTAGAGCAGAGCAGATCATACAAACGCGGCAGCAACAGGCAAGACATTCTGAAATTGTTGCGGCCTATCAGGATCGTGAAGAGGATGCGAGGGACAAGTACGAGGACTTTGAACAAGTCGCGTACAATCCTAATCTTCCAATCACAACCGTGATGGCCCAAACAATACAGGCTTCCGAGATCGGCCCTGAAGTAGCGTACTACTTGGGGGCTAACCCGAAAGAAGCTGACCGGATTTCACGCCTTGAACCAATGATACAAGCCAAGGAAATTGGACGGATCGAAGCCAAATTGGTTACAGATCCACCTGTTAAGAAGTCAACGAGCGCACCTAGTCCTATATCTCCTGTCACTGCTAGAAACAGTGGAAATCCGGCCTTCGACACCACCGACCCTCGGTCTGTAAAGACAATGAGTGCTTCGGAATGGATCGCCGCAGACCGGCTCAGGCAGAGAAAGAAGTGGGAAGCGGCACACCGTTAACACAGCTTTTGAAAGGCTAAATCATGGCGAACTCTATTCTTACTATCGACATGATCACCCGTAAGGCTCTTGAGATTCTTGAGAACAACCTGGTGATCACCCGTAACTGTAACCGTCAGTATGACGATTCTTTCGCTGTTGAAGGCGCAAAGATCGGTTCGACACTCCGCATTCGTCTCCCAGATCGCGCTCTTGTCACTGACGGCGCTGCTCTTCAGGTGCAGGATGACAACGAGCAGTACACAACCCTGACCGTTGCTTCGCAGAAGCACATTGGCGTCAACTTCACATCGGCAGAATTGACGATGCAGTTGGATGACTTCGCTGAACGTGTTCTCAAGCCTCGTATCAGCCAGTTGGCTGCTTCGGTCGATGCCGACGTTGCTAACGCATACAAGAGCATTTACTCGTCGGTTGGAACACCAGGCACGACGCCATCCACGTCGTTGGTTCTTCTTCAGGCGCAGCAGAAGCTCAATGAGTATGCCGCTCCAACGAATGATCGTTACGCAACAGTTAACCCTGCTGCTAACGCAAACCTCGTTGAAGGCATGAAGGGCTTCTTCAACCCAGTTGACACCATTAGCCGCCAGTTCAAAAACGGCCTTATGGGTACAGGTGTTCTTGGCTACGACGAGATCAATATGTCTCAGTCGATTGTCCAGCACACCACTGGTTCGCGTTCGGCTTCGGACACGATCCTTGTCAACGGTGCTGTGTCAACGCAGGGCCAGTCCACCATCAACCTTGATGGCGGCACAGGTTCGGCTACGTTCGCCGTCGGCGACGTGTTCACGATTGCTAACGTGTACTCCGTCAACCCACAGACCCGTCAGTCAACTGGCAGCTTGCAACAGTTCGTTGTGACCGCCGCTGCTACGGCATCTTCGGGTGCGTGGACAAACGTGGCTATTTCGCCACCTATCTACACCTCGTCTAACGCTCTTGCTACAGTGGACTCGTTCCCAGCAGACAACGCGGCAGTCACGGTGCTTGGGGCGGCGTCTACGACGTACCCACAGAACCTTGTATATCAGAAGAACGCTATTACCCTTGGTACAGCCGATCTTCTGCTCCCACAGGGCGTGGATATGGCATCTCGTCAGGTTCATAACGGCATCTCGTTGCGTATTGTTCGTCAGTACGACATCAACAATGACCGTATGCCTTGCCGTATTGACGTACTGTATGGTTATTCCGTAATTCGTGCGCCTATGGCAGCTCGTATCTGGGGTTAATTAACTCAGGGCATAACGCCCTGAGTTTTTCCTTCTTTCTTGTGGAGAATTACTATGGCACTTCCTACTGTAGGCGGCGGCTATCAGTTTAATGATGGCAATCTTAGCGAAGTTAAAATGTCTGTTGCATCGGCTCCGGCCACTGCCGCAGACACTGCAACTTTGACCGTGGATCAGTTGCTCAACGGTATTATCATTGGCACACCAACAGCGACAGCAATCTATACGCTTCCGCTTGCGGCAACCCTTGATAGTACGTTGACCAACGGAAAAGTTGGTACAACTTTTGACTTCCGCGTTATCACAGCGGCGGCATACGGCATTACAATCGCAACCAACACAGGTTGGACGATTGGCTCATCTGGCACGCAGGGTCTTATGACCATTGCGGCAACTGCCGGTACAGTTCGTTCATTCCGCGCCCGTAAAACGGGCGATGGCACTTGGGCGCTCTACGCGATCTCGTAATAAAAACGGGGCGGGGTAATTCCCGCCCCAATTTCAAAGGGCAAAAAATGAACGTCATTCTTGAGCATCCGGTACACGGCAGAAAAATTGCTATTTCCGAAATGGAAATTCAACACGATAAAGAACATGGCTGGGTTCGCGCTAAAGATAAACCAGTTGATAACCAGACTACAAATGAGTTAGAAGTACGTCGTCGTCGTAAGCCAGACGAGGCATAAGGAGCCACCATGACGACTACCGCAGGAGATCAAATTAACAGCGCTTTGCGGCTTATTGGTCAGCTTGCAGAGTCTGAAACGCCTTCTGCGGCAACGTCTCAGGACGCTCTTGCCGCGCTCAATCAAATGATTGATTCGTGGAACACGGAACGACTGGCTGTCTTTTCTACACAAGACCAAGTTTTTAATTGGCCGCCTAACGTCCTTAGCCGCACACTTGGCCCTTCCGGTGATTTTGTCGGCAATCGTCCGATACTTCTGGATGATTCCACATACTTCATCGACACGGCGTCGGGCATCTCTTACGGCATCAAGATTATCAATCAACAGCAATACGACGGTATTGCAGTTAAAACAGTCACTAGCACATATCCGCAAGTGATCTGGATTAACATGAGCTACCCCAACATTGAGATGTATGTGTATCCCAAGCCTACCAAGGTGCTTGAGTGGCATTTCATTTCTGTTGAAGAGTTAACCCAGCCCGCATTGCTGTCCACCACCCTCGCTTTCCCGCCGGGCTATCTCAGGGCGTTCAAATACAACCTTGCTTGCGAAATTGCGGCCGAGTTTGGCGTAGAACCTTCGCCGCAAGTTCAACGCATCGCAATGACATCTAAGCGCAATCTGAAGCGCATCAATAACCCTGACGATGTCATGTCTATTCCATACGCAATTGTCGGAACTCGTCAAAGATTTAACGTGTTTGCAGGGAACTACTAAGTATGTTTAATTTTAGCGTTAAAGGTCACGCATAATGCAAACGCCTATTTTAGGCCAAAGCTATGTCGCCCGCAGTGTTAACGCTGCTGACAGCCGCATGGTTAATTTGTTTCCAGAAGCTACGCCTCAAGCGGGCAAGACAGCGGGGTTCTTGAACCGCGCGCCAGGCCTTCGTCTGCTTGCGACCCTTGGTACTGGGCCTATTCGAGGATTGTGGTCGCCTGACCCTAACGGGTTGTACGCCTACGTTATATCAGGCAATACGTTCTACCGCATTGACACAAGTTACAACGCAGAAGTCTACGGATATGTGAGCGGCACGGGTCAAGTGTCGATGGCAGACAACGGAACGCAATTGTTTATTGCTTCCAACCCTGATGGCTACATCTTTAACATGACGACGTTGATTTTTGCGCCAATCACCGATCCTGATTTCCCCGGCGCTGTTACGGTCGGATATCTGGACGGGTATTTTGTCTTCAACGAGCCTAACTCACAGCGCGTATGGACAACGGTTCTTCTTGATGGATCGTCTGTAGATCCGCTTGATTTTGCCAGTGCTGAAGGATCTCCTGATGGTCTTGTCTCGCTTATCATTGACCATCGCGAGGCATGGCTGTTTGGTACGAACTCGGTTGAAGTCTGGTACGACGCAGGAAATGCGGGTTTTCCATTAACTCGTATTCAGGGCGCCTACAACGAAATCGGGTGCGTAGCTGCATACTCTGTTGCCAAACTGGACAACGGCGTGTTCTGGCTTGGCGGCGATGCACGCGGTGAGGGTATTGTCTACCGCACGAACGGATATACAGGCCAACGTATTTCAACGCACGCTATTGAGTGGCAAATTCAACAGTACGGCGATATTTCGGATGCTATCGGCTACACATACCAACAGGACGGCCACGCCTTCTACGTTCTGATCTTTCCTTCTGCCGGTGCAACGTGGGTGTATGATGTTGCAACCGACAATTGGCATGAACGGGCTGCATGGGTAAACGGAGAGTATACCCGTCATCGTTCCAACTGCCAGATGGCGTTTAACCATGAAGTTATCGTTGGCGATTACAATGATGGCCGCGTCTATGCGTTTGACTTGGAAACTTACTCTGATGATGACCAACCACAGCGTTGGCTTCGTTCATGGCGGGCTTTGCCACAAGACCAGAACACGCTCGTCCGTACAGCCCAGCACAGCCTTCAGCTTGACGCTGAAACAGGCGTCGGGCTTAACAGCGGGCAGGGCGATGTTCCTGAAGCCATGCTCCGTTGGTCGGACGATGGCGGGCATACATGGTCAAATGAACATTGGTCGTCAATGGGCGCTATCGGTGCTTACGGCACCCGCACATTCTGGCGTCGGCTTGGTATGACCAATAAATTGCGCGACCGAGTGTATGAGGTGTCAGGAACAGATCCTGTGAAGATAGCTATCGTCGGCGCAAATCTATTATTGAGCGGCTCAAGTGCCTAATGCAAACCGCGTCCCAACCACACAAGTCCCGCTAACAGACCCGACTACAGGATTAATCTCCCGCGCTTGGTTTCGGTTTTTTGAAAACCTGAACACAATTGTAAGCGATGTCTATACGCCAACATTGACCAACACGACCAACATTGCGTCTAGCACGCCTGCAATTTGTCAGTATTTTCAAATCTACAACGTGCTTACGGTAAGCGGTCAAGTTACAATACAGGCTACGGCTACAGGCGCGTGTAATTTGAAAATGACGCTGCCAGTTGCTAGTAAATTTACATTTTCTGGGCAAGCGGCAGGCACGTTTGCTACGACAACCGCAGGCGGTACAGCGCAGGGCGCTATCTTGGCTGATATCGTTGGCGACCAGCTTGAATTTCGGTTTACGGCTACAAACACCACGTCAACGGTCTATTCTTTCACGGCGACTTACCAACTTGTGCAATAGTAAAAATCAATGTAGGGTGCGGCTATGGCAGTCATTCTTTCCCCTCTAGCCGGTGCAGGCTGGCAGTTCTTCGACGACAACGGCGATCCGTTGACGGGTGGACTGCTATATACTTACGCCGCCGGAACGACCACGCCGCTTACCACTTATAGCTCCAGCACTGGTGCTACGGCCAATGCCAACCCAATTGTGCTTGACTCGGCGG